TATGATCCGGCATGCCATAAGCCGTGTGTAGTTACTGGAATGTCCAGTAGTTCACTCATGTACTTTAGATTAATGATGCCCGGATGCCAAGCGTCAGTAAAAATAAAATGATCGCCGGCCTTGATGGATCCTGCACAAAAAAGTCTTCCAAGCTGTGCAACTTGGTCTGCCTTATAGATATTAGTACCCCCAAAATTAAGAAATGCACCAGGAGTAGTGGCGCTAGGAATATCGCTAGGACCAGATATGATCGTGACATTGTGACCTGCCTTTCGTAAGAGATTAGGCACATGAGTCTTCCATTGACCTGTGTACCTTGTCTCGACGGCTTCTAAATCAATTAGAAAAACGTTCATTATTGTTGAACCTTGGCTTGTTACCTAGATATGGTTTACGTTCGCCTGTAAATGCTTTTTTTGGTCGCTTACTCTTTTCAAAGTTTCTCCACGCCCAACTTTCTCTGTTATAAAGATCTGCTTCGTTGTACGGAGCCATCTCTAGACGACACCAATCCAAATACGCTTCTAAGTCGTCAAAAATCTTAACAATGTCCGGACGATTTTCAAAATACGCAAAATCTTTGTAATTCTTAGCCATAATAGCTTTCCTTGTTTTAATACTTAATAAATGAACCATTTTCTCCGTCTTCGGAGACCTCAATCCAAACCTCACGATCTGGATACTTTTGTGAGATTTGAGCATATAAATCATCGCTCATCATCTCGCAACTTTTATAATCTAGCGACAATACACCTTCGTTGCTAGAATACAATTTTTCAAGCCATCGCTTGAATTGAATAAACTCCACATCTCGGTCATTGTGGGTAACACCAAGCCAAACCCTAAAGTGAAAGATATGGCGGTGAGGAGTGCTAAGAAACGATACATCATAATAATCTCCTGTTGCTAGGTTAGGATCTGTTGCGGCTGCTGGATAGCAATGAATGCCTTCTTTCTGGAATGTAACCCAGATCATTTTAAGTGGTCTAATGTCTTGTCTAATAATCATAATTAAAATATAAAAAGTGAGTTAAGAGTGGATAATGCCATGCCTTCTAGTTCTTCCATTGCGGCAGATGACATTCTAAAATGATACGATCGAATGTTTTCTTTCCTTTCTAAATAACCGTATCTTGTGCCAGGAATATACAATGGTAATTCGTGAGTTGGGTCGGTTGCCTGGGCTCTAAGTTCTAACTCTACACAATCTCTAAGAATATCCCATGCCTTGCTGACTTTTTCTTGTATAAAATTTGGTGAAAAATCGTATACTTTAGCCGATACAATTACATTATCTCTTGTATGAACTCTAAACTGTTGTTGGAATTTTTCAGCTACCAAACTATTTGGCCAATCGGTTACCACCATATTTTCTGGAAGTATAGTTCCGATAGTCTGCGGACTAGTAGCTTCTAAGTCTCGAGATTTAACTTCTAGTCCAAATAGTTTCCAGTCTGCTCCGACTCCATTTTGCAATGGAATTCCTAAAGAAATCATTAAAGCCTCTAACCCTCTACCACTTGCTCCACCAAATGTAGGTGGGAGAGTTTTACCAATCAACTGCTCGGTAATTTTTAATGTTTTAATTTTAGGTTTCATGTTGGCGTATCTTGTGTGTATTGATCCCAATGAGTATAATTTTTCATAGTCATTAGGTCATGCAGTTGATGAGTCCATACACCAGGATTTGTAGCACCCCAAGTACGGTCGTCTAGTTTAATAGTTGTGTTATAATTGAATTGATTAATATAAGGTAATTTTACACTAATCATTGGAACAAATCTATTGTTTTCGGTAAGGCCGCTTTCAAGTAGACCTTCGGCCTGTGCTACATCTAAGTCTAATGTACACCAGTAGTCAGCATCTAGACATGATTTAATCATAAGTTCCCACGGACGCCATTGATCTCCATTATTAATGCCAATATTAGGAAAACTTTGACTAGTTCCAAAGTAAATGTGTTTTACTTTGTGTTCTTCTGCTAGTAATAGTATTTGATCTATAGGTTGAACACCTACGACAAATAGTGTAAACATATCATAGCATACAGTATGTTCGACTTCATAGCCTGTAAAAAACTTAACTGCTTGCCTTTGTTGGGTATCTAGTCCCATTTTATATAACCTCTACTGTATCCGTTTGGACGATCCGCACCATCCGCAAACGCTTGTTCCCATTCAGTGTTACGATTATAACACTGTGTCCAAAAACTATCAACCTCAAGATAACCGTTTTCAATCATCCATACTGCATCTTTCATGCATTGATGAAAGTTTGGATTGCGTGGGCTTGGTTTGATAGTGGTAACAGCTTTCCAAAGTTGTTGCTGTGCTTCTTCTCGACTCACTGCTTTTCCAACTGCATCGACAATCAAGGCATTATTATTTAGGTTTATGTCTATACCTAACGCATATTTGCCACTCAAGTCAATTACCACGTCATAACTTTCAGTTGTGCCAATCAACAGTGTATCGCCCCATAAGTCAATGTTACTGGATCCTATGACGTCAACATTTTCACAATGTTTAAATTTGGTTAGTGTGTGATAAGCAACCCATGCAAGGAATCCACTACCAATAACAAGTATTTTGTCTTGTCTATCTACATCAGCAACATCTACAGTATTGATACCACATGCTACTGGTTCAATAATGTAACGAGGATGAGCTTCCGGTACCCATACATATTCGTTTTCACGTACATTATAATAGTCTGCATATGCTGGCTCGCCTCTAGTAGCAACATAATCGCCCTTGGCGATTCCTCTAATATCGAGGCCAATACGAGTTACTTGTCCAAGTCCTTCATGCCCTTGCATGTGTAGAGGCAACGGACCAAAATCTCCATTCATCATGTCAATATCGCTACGACAAACACCTGTCATGATTGCTCGTACTTCGATTTCATCGGTACCAATCTCTGGTTTGGTGTATTCTACTTCTTCAAAGAAGCCTTGTCCAGTAGTTTGTAAACAGCGTGTCATAGATTTTCTATTCTTTCGTGTATCCAAGTATCGATATCGTATTGTTTTAACCAAAATTCATGGTCGTCCATTCTAGTGATAGCATCGACAATCATATTATGATATGCTTCTTCTGGGCACCAACCTAGATCAAATCGTTCTACACTATTATCTTGCATAGTAAATTCGATAGAACTATCTTCCTTATCCATGCTACGCCAATTAGCCGCACAAGTCCATTTGTTGCCAAAGTTAATGACGCAAACATCATCGACATCATATATGCCTTTATGATTAACAGTGCCGTAATCGGTGCTATCTATGTCCTCTAGCTTCCATGCCGCCAGCATAGTTTGTCCATCAACTTTATCTGCCCGCCATTGCGGGTTCATAGCAACGTATAAACTTAACAAGTGTGGCATCAAGTCTCTGCTGACTCCGCCAAACGCTAGTTTCTTAGTAGTAAACCAACTACCAGGACTGGGAATACAGTTCTTACGTATCCATTTAATCTTTACAGTCTCAGCCTGCTCTGCTAGTTTCTTTAACTCATCGATATTACTGCGCCACATGTTATTCTTAACCATAATGAAGCGTGTCTGTTTAAATTCAGTAACTAGTTTGGTCCATGTGGCACTGGTAGCAACTCCGGGTTTTTCAATAAACACAATCTTACTAACTGGAGCAACTTTGGCCGCAAGCTCAAAGTGTGTAAAATTGGGGGTACAAATATGCGCAGTATCGAACAATCCGTGCACCAACAATGCTTTGTCGACTGAATCATAATCTGCACCTTTGCTAGTATCTAGATCAACTGTAACAACTTCATGGCCAAGTTTTTCTAGAACAGTTTTGTATAACTGTCCAATGCCCATGCCAATAACGAGACTACGCTTGCTCATTTTTCTTTTCCTCGTAAAGTTTAAACATACGAGTTACATCTTCCATACGTTGCTGGAATATATGCGGAGAATCTTCGGACGCACGAATCATGTCGGATTCACTAGGATAGTGGCGTAAACAATATCTTGCACCGTCTTTAATTGTTTTTGGAACTCGAGGAGTAGACAAGATCTCAAGTAAAAACTTTTGAGTCTGTACTACTGCTCGATATCTTTCATCAGGTAATGTCATGGGCGCTGGTTTCTAAATCGTCTAGTTTATCAATTGCAGATTCGTCAAAATCTACTTCGTCTTCTGATTGTACAGTATCTTCACCAACTTCGTCAAACAAAACGGAGAACATACCGCTTGCATTAACAGTCTTTTTACCTGTAGCACCTCGTGTACCAGGAATAGCTTGCCAAAATTTATCATAAAAATCGATAATTGCTATTGCCGAATCTCGATCGGGCGCACTAAAGATAGCGTCTACAACATCTCTAAATTTATTTGGTAATGGAGAGTAGTCTGTAAATGGCTTTGGTATAGCTGTAGTAACATCTAACATAGCAGGACACAAGCCGGCATCGTATTGGCGATTAGCTTCTTGTACGCTGTTCAAATGTAACCAAACGTTATGACCCATCATGATTGCGTAAGTGAAACTATCCCATGATGTTTTGCCTTCTTTACCTATCTTATTTAGGTCACCAGGGCCGTAAATACAAATGTCTTTAACTTCTACACCGCTCATTAACGGACTTGTAGTAAAACTGGTAAAGTGTTTATCTTGTACTACAACGTCTTGAAAGAGTCTTGTATCTTTTGCATACTTTTTGTCATCAAGAGACGGCAACATTCTGTAGAGCCATTTTTCTCTGTCTTCAATTTCTGTTTGGACATAGATTTGACCGTTGGCTGTTGCAAGGAACGGTGAGGCGCAATCAAAAGAGATGGTAAAGTTTTCATTATGATATTTCCTTATAGCTCGTTGTATGTCAGTTAATAACAATGCCCACTCTAACTTAGAGGTGCCCAGGAAGTGCATCCAGTCCTGATGGCCCTTTTCAAGGAGCCCATCAAACTTCAATGCCACTAATCTACGTAATACAAGATCTACGTCGCACATATTCTGTCCGCCCATAGCCCAACCATTAAATGGTCGATCATATTTTGTAGGATCGCAAAAATCTTTCATTTGCTGATACCAATCTTCTGCTTGACCGTGATTTTCGCCTTGTAATACATTTAAGAATTTACAAGAACCTGTACGATGTTTAATAAAATATTCATTATTATACTTGGTTGCCGCTACTGCTTGCGGGTAACTAGCAATACCACTATTTTTAGCACCCACGGGACTACGCCCAACCCATGCTGGAATATCAAGTACCATTCCATAATCCATAAGTGCATCCATCCAAGTTAATACTTGTTCACGCTTCTTTTGTGCCGCATCTAGTTTAGCCTGATAAAGTTTAATATGATCGATCTTAGTATACTTGGGATTACCATTCTTATCTGTCTTAGCATGTCCTGTTGGATGTAGTTGTGGAACTAGCTCAACTCCTCGAGCAACTGCTTCAGCCATGCGTTGTGCAACTACAGGTCCGTTAGGATCGTTCCATTCACCTTCCCATACACCTTTACCAATCTGGAATCCACCAGAATCACCCAACACCCAACTGGTGGTACGATCTCTATTACGAAACATATCTTCGCTTGGGTCGGGTTTGGTCAAATCCAAGTTTGCATGACCAGCTGAATACAAGCAGTGGTCAAAGTAAAATGCCGCATTGGGATTCAAGTAGTTCATTGCTTCGATACCCATAGGTCCAAAGCTCTTAGGTATCCGAGCAGGATCTACATAGTTACTGTAGCGTTGTTTTCCAATATACGTACTATAAAATCCCGACGTTGCCGGCAAGAAATATGCGTAATCGCTTTGCGCCGCTGTTAAGTTCTTATTCATGAATTCTTTGTTTCCAGTTTATCTAGTAGTGTAGCATACTTTGCGGCTGGATCGCTAGTAAATTGGTCATCAAATGCTGTACTGCTAGCATTAGTAGCACACCAAATAGTATGAGGAGGACTGCCTGGGCCAGTAGTCGGCCAAGTAAGTGGTGATCCAATGTATGGACCTAACGGTACCGGCCCCATTGGTGTGCCTGGCGTATAGGGTGTAGGTTGTTGTGGATAAATCCTATCACTTTCAATACGATCGAGTCTACGGATAATATTCCGTTGATCTTCTAATACTCTTTTTAACGGTCCTTGACGCATACCTGCTTCTTTATCTTCAGCATTAACAATTGCCGCAATCATTAACAAGTTTTTTAATGCTCGTTGTACAGCAGGATTATCTGAACTGATAGCAGTATCAAATAAATCTACAAATGTTTCCAAGTCAAAGTCAGCTTGGTCCTTTTCTCTTGCGGCACTCATGTATTATCCTATCAAATGTTGTGCTAACACCATACAGCTAATCCATACCCATATAGTATTAAATCCTACTAGTGTTGGCAGTAATTTCTTTTCGCTAGCCCATATAAGTGTCAGGCTTGTTGCTAGAGTAAAGAAATATAACCACCAAATTTGTATACCAAATATTAAGCCAGGAATAATGATACAGGCTTTTGCCGTCCAACTTAAAAACTCTACAGTATTATAGTCGGTCCAATATTCCTTTGTAAACCACATGCTATAACATTCTTTCATTTTGCCAAATCCTATGTGGCGATATACAGTACCACAAAGAATAAAGAATGCCAAACAAGCAGTTAATATCTGTACACTATTCATTATTTAGATTGTGCTGGTAAAATATAATCGTACTCTGCAATTCCGCTATCTACCGTAATTTTCATTGCGCCTACATCGCTAATACGCATAGTCTTGTCACCAGTTAAGTTAAGAATACTCATAACTTGATTAACGGGCCATGACCATGTTTGACGTAGTTTACCTTCTACACCTGCTTGGAATACAAAAGAACCTGCGTGTGTACTTGCATCACCAAAGCTAAACACTAGATTATTGTTGTCTGTGCTTACTTGGAAAGTCGTTTCTTCTGTATGTGCAGTTGCTTGGAATTTAAGTTTTTGAATACTAGCCATAGTAGGAACAAATTCAATAGCCCAAGCCGCACCTTTAAACTTAACAGTTTTAAGTTTTTCGTTAATAATATCGCTATTCATAAAACGATAGTCGTTCTGAAAGTCGCCTGCACCGTTTCTAAAATGTAAGCCTGTTGGGATCGTTTCACCATTGCGTTCTTGTGTAACGATATCAATACTAAAGTTTTCTTTATACTCTGGACATTTCAAATGAATGTCTAGTTTATTTAGATTAGGCATGCCAAACACACCTTCCAACGACTCTACCGGTGTATGTGTTTTTGCGTTAACAATTACACTGCGATCTTCTGCCATAGATTCGATGCCAGTTTCTGAGTTAGATGCACTTACCTTGACCAAAGGTAAAAAGCCCAAACTGTGTGTATGTGCTACTAGGTCTTGTAAAAAGTCTTTCATTTATGATTCTCCATATGTTATGATTATACTTAGGTTTGCGTTAAAGGTCAACGTCTTTTCTTACCGTTTTATTATAGTCTATTGCTGAATCTAAAACTGTAATAGGTTTATTTAGGCCGTAGGCATATTTTCTAAATGCTTTTGTGTCTTTAGGAAAGCAAGCACCTCCCCATCCTGCTTGTCCATCGGGTCCTGGAACTAGTGTATGCCCTGCCCCAATTCTTCGATCATGTCCGACCATTTGTCTTACACGTTCAAAGTCTGCACCATTTTCTTTGCACATATCGTATATTTGATTAAAGAACGAAACTTTAGTACTTAAGAAACTGTTGACAGTATATTTGGTCATACTTGCTTCTGTAATGCTACAATCAAAATACAAAGAACAATGCTCAAGTACACTTTGGAATAAAGTTTTCCAAAAATATTCAGGATCCTCACCACCGATAATCATAAATTTTTGTGTGGCAAAATCTTTATCAGCATTGTTTGCTGTAAGGAATTCTGGACTGTAACAAATACTATAGTCTGGAAATTCATTAACAATTTCATCTAGTTTGTCAGGAGTGATTGTAGATTTAATTAATATGGGCATGTAGATAGGTACTTGCTCTATTACTGATTTTACAATACTAATATCACATTGACCGTCGCTAGTTGGTGGAGTAGGAACACATATAATAATTCCTTCTGCATCTATAAAATCTGTTATTTTATTTGTTGTTATTTTTGGATCAACAATTAAGACACGGTGTTTAGTGCTGACAGTAGCACCAACAGCTTTGCCTACAAATCCATATCCTGCAATTATTATTTTCATATTAAAACTCGAATAGTGAATTAAATGTGTTTTTTTCTTCTGTGCTATTAATATCCCAGTTAAGAACACCAATTAAATTAGATAGTTTATTATCAATAATTGTTTGCTCCATTTCTGCATGATCAAACGGAAGATCTTTGAACCATTGCGGAAGACGCAATTCGTCAACTGGATATGCAACACTGGTAAAACCAATAGGACTAGGTTTAAGTTTACACACAATAACTTTAGCACCGTCTGTAATAGCCATTGAATATTTGTCGTTATACATACGTTTTAATGTATTCCAATTGATGCTGGCACGAACATGTCCGGGCATATTAGCCTTGCCTGCTTTAGCTTCTTTGCCTTGGTATTCGGTAATCTTGTTAGCACGTTTGGGACTACCTTTCTCCCAACCTGGACGAGCTTTAAACCTAATACGGAATTCGCTAATATGGTCAAGAACGTCTTGTTCAGTTTTACCCATTAGTACCATTTCTAATACATCACTTAAAAAGTTTTGAATAAATTCCGGAGTGTCACTGCGCTTCAAGTCCAAACCCATGGCCTTGATTTTGCCAGGCTTTCCGTCTACATCTGTTCGTTTACCTTCTTTATCATAGTAAAGAACAGCATAACGTTTCTTGGTAATGAACAAGCTCTTACTTCCAACAATCTCACGACCTGCTTTAATAACTTCTCCGCGACTCTTTGGACAGTGGAACGTGTCTAACATAAATTGTGGAAATGTATTATTAACTTCTTCACCAATTTGGTCGTAGAGTTGTACTACACTTTCTCTAGTCCACGGAATTAGTCCCGCTTCGATGTCCTTCTGTAAAGTGCGATGAGCACTAAAATAACAACTATCAGTGTCACCATATATAATAGCCTTTCCTCTGTAATCGTATTCGCCGGCAATAATTTCATTTACTTTACCTGCCATATGACGAACAATTTGTCTACCAGTTAGCGTAGTACTCTGTCCAATACGCTTATCAAAAAACCTGCAACCGCTGTTAAGAATGGCACCATACAAACTATTAAGGTTAATCTTTTTAACGAGCTGTCTTTTATCCCAGTATTCTTCTTCAACTTTATTTCCTGCTTTAATAGCATCTTTTAATTTAGCCTGCATCTCTTTACGTTCGGCATACCAACGCTTTAACAAGCCGGGGATGATACCTTCTTTTTCATAAGTAAAGATAGTGCCATTAGCACTAAGCATCCACGGTTGATTGCTTTCGTAAATCAAACGATAAACTTCTGCGGCACTAAGAGCATCTGTCTCACCATTTTCCCAGTCAATGGTAATATCTGTTCCAATTTCTTGTTCCATTACAGCAGTAAATTCTAAACTACCAAACATTCCTTCCCAGCTTGCCGCAAAACTAGATCCTTTTGCCATCTTAGTTTCGATAAATTCGTCAGTCATTGTTTGACGTAATTGACCGATAATAGTTTCCGGACCCATATTCAATGCACGAATTGCACTGGGATAAAGTGAGTTAATGTCTAGAGACCCGATCCAGTCATGAATGCCTTCTTTAGGATATGCAACATAAGCACCTGCCGCTTGGCTATCTTCGCGTTCGTCCATTTTAGTACGATTAGGCACTTGGAATCCACGTCGATGACATTCGTTAATAATGGCTTGTTCAGTTACTGCAACAGCACCCATTGTGGTCTGTAGCAACACAGTACATTCGTGTGCCAGTGTATTGGCAAGATCCATGAATTTTAGTTTCTTATCTAAGTCATCTAATAGCTTACAGTCGTTAATGTTGTATTCAATGAATGTTTTGAAGTCATTGTTGTACAGTTGATCCAATGTGCCTTCATATTGTGTTTTACGTTTACCTAGTTCGTATTCTGCGATAGCGTCTAGTCTGTATGTGTGACGTTCTTCATATGTATACTTGCGATATAGTTCAAGACTATCCAAGTGTACACGACCCACAAAGTCATAAGTTGTACTAGTACGTCCAAATTTTTCGTATTCGCGTTTCTTTGGCAGTTGATCAAACAAACAAAAACGTCTTGTATCTTCTTTGCTTAAGGCTTTGATAACACGATTAACAGTATACGGAATATCAAAGCCTTCACTGTTCCAGCCGCTTAGTACATCTGCATCTTTGATTAGATCTAGAAATACATCCAGCATCTCTGCTTCTGTTTCATATAGCATAGTGTTAGGAAAGTCTTTGACCATTTCCTTAGCCTCTGCCATTGGAAGTTTCTTAGGAGGTACTGCTAAACATACCATAGTTTCCATCCATTGCAGGTAGACAGCAATCGCAGTAATTGGCATAAACGCATCGTCTGGACTTGCATAGCCGCGCTCTGGATCAAAGTCTACCTCAATATCAAAAAATGCTACATTAAGTTTAGGAGGGTCTTGATTTAAATAATGTTCGCTTAGTGTTACAAAGATTGGATTGATATCAGACTCGTATAAAGTCTTGCCACTATTAATAGCTTGTTCTTTGCGTAGTTCTTTTGTGTTCTTACAGACAATACGTGTTAACGCATCTCCATAAATTGATTGAAATTTGCCGCGTGGGTCTTTTACATAGAACGTGTGCTTGACAGGTATGTCACGGAACTCACGCTCGCCTTTCTTATTACGTTCAACCACTTTAATGATGTCATTCTCGCGGTCAAACCATGCGTCTACATAGCTCATTTATTCTCCATATGCAATTTTTGGCTTGCAAATACCTGCTGTGCGGTTTATGGCCCGCTGACCTTTCTCTTATACTACTTATTAAATCTTTTTGGTGATATCTAAAATAGCTTCAATCTCAGCCCAATCTTCATTGTGAGCCGACCAATCACCTTTGTGTGCGATCTTAATTGCACGGTTAATAATGCTTGGTTTGATTTGCAATTCTTCTGCTACTGCCTTAACTGTCTCTTTTAAACCTTCTGTTAAATCTTCAACTTCACGAAGTACTGTCGAGCCTTCGTTGATTAATCTTTCTAATTTTGCCTTTTCTTCTGCACCGTATGAACGACCTGACATGTTATCTCCTAGTGTTATATGCCTATTATATACTACTTATCTTGTAAATGCAACCTTTAGAGGTGAAAACGGCAGATCTAGTCTGCCGTTTTAAATATTAACGAGGACCTATTACTGTGCCTTTTGCAACTTTAATTGGATCTTTTTTGTTAGGACTTATTTCCAACTCATCTGGCAAGTTTGATGAACTTGTATTTGATGTTGGTTTAGTGCTTTGTGATCCGGTAGTTGGAATTCTTCTAGCGGCTTTTTTATCAGAATCTATTTGACTAGTATTTTTATTTCCTTTAGCTTGGTCAATTAACGACTGAGCATTTGATGTAGCTTGCGACCATTCTGGACTTTCGTCAGTTTCGTATCCCATCATTAGTTCTTGCATTTGTTGAATCAGTGCTTCTACTTCAGGATCTGGTTTTGTATCTTGTTTTTCGTCTGGAGTCACTGGTGTATCTGTACCAGGAGTTACTGGAGTCACTGGTGTATCTGTACCAGGAGTTACTGGTGTATCTGGATCTGGTTTTGTATCTTGTGCATCATCTTTCCCACCAAATAATAAACCTCCCAATCCAACAGCACTTAACACAGCCAAAGTGCCGCTAGTCCACTTTACCTTGCCTTTGTTACGTTCCCACCAGCTACCGATCTTTGCTTTATCGCCAGTTTTAACAACTGCTTCAAATTCTTTAGCAACTAGAGGTCCTGCATCGTGTTCAACAGCTCGTGCGGCTGTTGCAAGTTCTTTTGCTCCGATGTTGATATTAATCACAGGGTTATTGGTTATGGTGTTTGTTGAATTACCTGAACCTTTTACACCTGCGTTACCACCGGCAGATGTACTACTAGAAGTTCCACCTGTTGCAGTGTTTGTATTTGTATTCTTAACGTTGCCGCCTGGCTCTGTTTTTACGGTGGGTTCTACTTTAGGAGTTACTTTGGGTTCTACCTTGGGCATGATTATGCCTTGCGGGCCGACTCTTTCAAGTGAACCGCCGTGTCCAATCATGTTAGCAATTTCTTTATCGGTCATTTTAGCTAAATCTCTGCCACCAATACCTAATAATCGTTCTATAGGTCTCGCTAGTAAATTTGCACCAGGTTCGCCTTCGTCTATTCTTGCAAGACGATTCTTTAATGCAGACATTCTTTCAGATTCTGACAATATGTTATTTTGATTTATTGTAGATTCTTTTTTCTCTTTTTCTTGCTTTGCTCTCTGGGTTTCTTTTCCGATAGCATCTAATGTAGCAGGATCTAGTCTTCCTGTTTCAGGTAACCCGTAAGACTTTTGAACGTTTTTGAGTAACTCAGGCGGCATTTTAGCAATACGATCAACTAGTTCTTGAGTTAATCCTGTTGATTTCTCATCATGCCAATTTTTTGCTATTCCGGCAGCGGCAGCAGTACCAACATTAAGCCCTGCTCCTAATGCAAGCTGACCTGCTTTGCTTGCACCTTTTAATGCAATACTACCTGGAATAGGTGCGGCAACTGTTCCTACAATGTCGCCTACATCATACGGATTAACTTTGAATGTTTTTTTAGCACCAAGTTTATCACCGACCCATGTATTATATAACGGGTTGTTAAATTCTGCTGAACTTGAATTTGCTTGTGCTCTAGCAGTATTGGCCATTTCTTTGCCCAATGCTGTTTTGTAATCTTTTTCAAGTCCTAATCCAGCTTTGGCTCCTGCAACCAAGTTATCTCCGTAACCAAAGGTCAAACCGTTGCCAATGCCTCTAGCACCGGCACCAACATCTGTACCAAATTGATTTAAGCTATATTCGTCTAGTTCGACATCGTATCCAAAACTTTCCATTAGATTATTTGCAATATTTTCGAGTCCTTCTTTATACGAGGTTACTCTAAAATCAGCAGGAGGTTTAGCGCCTGCTTGTATTAATGCTTGATATGTGTGACTTCCTATAATCCCGTCAACTGCTAAATTACCATCAGCTTGAGTCTTAGAGTCTTGTCTTGGATCTTTTCTGCCAGTTTGGAACGCTTTGATTTCGTCTGGAGTAGTAGGCCATTTAACAGTGCTGTTATCTGGTGTAGGCTTAACGTCTTGTTTATCAGTCTTTTTAGAATTTAGTTTGTCTTGAAGTTGTAATGCCAATGCATTTAGTTTTGCAGTATGACCGTCATCCACTGGGGTTCTGACAGGAGGTTTTGTGCTTTGCTCTTCGGGTTTTTTTCCTGGTTCTGCTACAGGTGGTTTAACTCCTTCGGGTTTATAAGTACGCCAAGTTACACCTTCTGGAAACTCAACAGGCTTTCCGTTTACATAGATCCCATCAACACTGGCCGGATTCCATTTGGAACGGTTCTCAGTATTACCTTGCCAACGTTGGATAGAACGTCCGCCCCCACGGCCGCCTTCGCTATCGTTATTACTTCCTTCCCACCAAAATATTCCTGGTTGTGTCATCATTAATGGAAGTGTAGTTCCCAAATTACTTTTATGGAAATGTGTTGGTGTGATACTAGTTGGAGCTGTTTCTCCAGCTTCCGACAGTGTATCGATTTTATCTAATAGGTCGCGTATGTTCATTTCTTTATTCCTGTCATTGAGCACTTGGGTACTGATTTACCGTCCTTAATTTGCATACCTGTTTGAGTCTGACCTGCACGACATGTACTGGTTTTTATCTTAGGCTTAATGGCCTTGGGCATTGCTGTTTTTGGTTTGATTGTATTTAGTACTGTTTCGTTAACATCTGGATCTAAATGTTGCGGAATATTTTTACTATTGCGTCCGCCTTTACGACGGATGCTTCCTAGTTGTCTTAGACCGTGATCGATTTGTTCTATGTTCATTGCTAGTTCTGGAAACAGTCTAGCAATATGTTGCCATGTCAAGGGATCGTCACGTTCTGCCATTTTAGCTAATTCTTGTAACTGACCACGTGCTCGAGTCATACGATATTCTATACTAGCAGGGTTAACACCTTTGTGGCCATATATAGTGCTAGACATTGGGACATCTTTGTCAAAATCCAATGGTGCTTCGTCAACTACATAGTTTTGCATGCCAGGCCCTTGCCCGTGTCGATCCCAACCAGCTTCATGTTCGTTAATACTCTCGTTAGGTACACAGTTGTTGACACGTACACCACCTTTGATCTTGGTGCCTTCTTTGTGTTTGCCTGTCCAGCACTTGGGATCTAGGCGTTGTTTAACAGACTTGCCTTCTTTCATTAATACACGTTCAGCAATAGTGCTGGCATATTGATTTATTAGTTGACGTTTGTGTGCTTGTTGTTCAGCAAGCTCTTCTTCGACTTTGTGAAAGTACTTGCTTACGCCCAGTGATTGTTTAACGGGAGCAGTTTCTGTTTTTTGATAGTGTTGCATGGCCATTTGTACAGGTAATGCAACCTTGTGAGGAGTTTTACTTTCAGTTAATACCTGTGAATTTGTGTTGATATCTACAATAGATAAAAATCGAGCCATGCTATTAGCGCCTACTACAGGTTTAGTAGCAACTCCATCCATCGCCTGTAGTATGCGCTTCATGTCCATGGTTTAACCCTTGAACAAATTAGTCAATGATTTTAACTGATCAACTTCGCTTGATTTCTTAACAATAATGTTTTCGTTTAGATTCAAACGACCTGTCAATTCACGCATACGTGATAAGTCAGAACTTTCTTTAACAGTTTCTTTTTTAGCACGTAGTGCTGCCATGTCCTTGCCGTCAATCTTGCCTTTTGGCTCTGCAACATCAATCTTTTCTTGATTACCTGGCAAATCTTTTGTTACAGCTTTCTTTTCAGCCATGTAAGCAGTGGTTTCTTTCATGTTTTTCCACATTGCGGCAGCGGCAATTTTTTCACCTTTCTCACCACCACCAGCTTTCTTGGCTAGTTTGTCAAAGCCTTTACCTGGCTTACCAATGTCTTTACCTGCTTTGGCATCTTTAACTACTTCAGATTTTTTAGCCTTGCTTAGACCTGCACTTGGCTTGGCAGCTTCTTTAACATCTTTTCCGCCTTTTTCATCTTTACCAAGACGTCCGGCAATAACATCACCGCGTGTGATCTTGTCGTATGGTTTAGCATTATTAGCTAAGTTGCCGTCGCCTTTCTTTTTACCTTCAGCAACGGACTCGTCTTTCTTGCGGTTGTCAAACTTTTCACTGTTTTCCATACCCCATGTACCAGTCTTAGACTTTTTCAATGCTGGAGCTTTTTCTTTCTTTTCAGCGGCACTTTGTGCTTTGGCATGGCTTTTAACACCCTTGCCTGACTTGGCGTTTGAAGCAATTTCATCGCCTTCATCTTTGTAGCTAGTGTTAGTATGCTTAACACCTGTAGAAGTTTTAGTAGCTACGCCAGTTTTAGTTTTAAATGAATCGCCTTCTTTTGACTTGTCATCAAACCCTTCTTTAGTGGGCTTATCTTGTCCCGTTGCTGGTGCAGTTGGAGCTGGAGTGTATGAACCTTTAACTTCGCCTGTGCTAAAATTTGTACTACCACCAGGATACTCTGCGGTTAACTCATCTAATTCTTCGTCATCTGGAACACCGTTGTTGTTAGCATCCATACGCTTGTGAGCGGCATGTGTTGCCTTTGTTAGACGTTTGTATTTTTCAACTTTGTTTTTTACGTGATCTGGAACTGGCATTGCTTCTCTGTAAATCATACCAGTACCGCCACACTCAGTACAAGGTTGTTCACCGCCACTTAGAATTCCTTCGTCAACTTTCTTTTCTTTGGCTTTTTCAGCTTGAGCTTTCTTAAGCTCTTTCATTTTAGATTTAGCTTCCATCAAGCGATTCTTAAGAACACGTTTCTGTCCTTCGCTTAATACATCGCTGTTATCCAATGCTTTACCGTACTCACTAAATTTCATTTCGTATTCTAAGTAGTGATATACACTGGCAATATAGTCAGCGGCTTTGGTAATTTTAGCTTGTACCCAACCTTCTAACTGATCTTCATCATTGATTTGTTGGAACAACTTGTGCGAATAGTTGGCTAATTTGTATAAATCAGCCTTAGCCATAGCGCCTTCTCGGTCTGTTTCACCGTTAGGTAATGCTGGACTGTCCATCTCTGGACCTGCTGATTGACCCATTGGGTCTAATTGATCTAATTCTGGTGGCATGTTTATAACTCCGTTATCTTTATATATTTATCGTTTGATGCTTCCGCCCGTCAGTAAATTCGCATTCATATCTAATGCGTTTTTAACTGTACCGTCTTTGTTTTTAGCGGCTTTAGCTGGTTTATTTTTGTATACTGGTCCTACTGCAACATTAGCGGCACTAGTTGCACCTGCTGTAGCTGATTCAGCTACATCCTCTGAATTACCGAACGGATGTACTTCAACCCACTGTGTACCTTGTTTTTGAACCCATTTGCCTGGTTTAAATTTGCTACGAATAATGCTGTGCATTTTTAATGCTTCTTCGGGAGTTTGTCTAAATCCTTCTTGATGAGCACTACGCTCTTCGTGATTTGAAATCATTCGCTGTTTAACACGCCCGTCTTTGTATATGTACATTAAATTAGCTTCGTCGTCAATCTCCCTACGACGGTTGCTAAAACCTGTACGGTTATTATCGTAATCGTTATAACTTCTACGGCCACGAAAGTTTTCTTCTAATTCGCTGATTCTCATAATTTTTTCTCCCCGGTCATATATGGTAAGCTAAACCACAGTTTAAACCACTCTGGAGTTCCTGGTTTAATATTTTGTTCTCTTTGTATACGGCCATTTTCACTGCCAGTAACACTAATATTGCTACCTTGATTAGCACGGTATTCGTGTAATCTAGCCTCTCCACCTAAGCCACCCATGCCTGATAAAATTTTTATTTCTTGAATAGGATCGTTTGGAGCAAGATAGCAGTCGTCTGGACTATCTTGATTTAACTCCTGTGATGTAATCCTGTATTGTTTCATTTTAAACTTGATCTTAAAAACCAACTATGTTTCTTATGTGCATCTTGTCGATCTGCAAAAAAGTTACTCAACCCGTGATCGCCATTATTTTCAGCCATGGCAAATACAATTTTAAACATTTGAGACATTTTTTCGCTGTCAGCTAATAGTTCACGCAACATTCCTTGAAAATCAGGAACTTCGTTTTCATCTTGTACACGGGTAAGCATACTAAATTTTGCTAGACTAGCTGGAGTATATATTTGTAAAGCACGTAATTCTTCTGCAAACTTATCAACTACTCCGTATACTTCGTCGTATATTGTTTCAAATAACAAATGATTTTGATAAAATAATGGCCCTTCTACATTCCAGTGGAAGTTTTGTGCCTTAAGTGCAAATGCATATTCGCTGGCAAATGCAGTTTGTAATGCTAAATGATATTTCTCGTCCATATTAAATTCCGTATTTGTTCTTTTTAATCTTTGCTACTGCACTAGTCTTATTAGTATCAGCTGTTTCTAAACTGCGGTCGTTACTCCAAGTTTGACGTTTACCACCACCGACTTGTTTAGCGGCGGCATCAAGCATGTCATTTTCTTCTTCGGTGTATGGCGCAAATAAAGGATCTCCGCCAATCCAGTTATCTGCTTCTATCTTTGTAGGATAATCAGGAGCACCTGCCAGAGCGATTCCCATTCTATAATTTAAATATGAACTACCCGTACTCATGTTTTGTTGTGGATAGGTAGTGGCATTTCTAATTGCGGCTTTTTGATGCGGATGTATTTTCTGCATACCGCCGTGACCTTCTCGTAAGGATCTTGCAACAGCGTTTGCCTCTTTTAAACCTTCCGCCACTCCTTTCTGAACCATCTTCTTGCCAGTGCGCGGATCTACTCTTTGTGAGTCAGTAAATGCTTTGCTAAGGATACCTGTAGCAGAATCAGTTGTTTGTTTGGCTGTAATTGCTTTAGCAGTATACTCTTTCTTGCCAGCATCTGGATCTTTCTTGTCTCTAGAACCATATGTGCTATGACTTACGTGCCCGTCGCGTCCTGGTGGAGTTTGCGATTTGTCCATCTCTACCACCGCCTTTTCTTTCTTTGCTCGAACTTTAGGCTTAGTAAAGTCTTGCATACGTGCTTGTGCTTTGTGCATCAAGTCTCGAACTTCATCATCGCTAATTTCTGGGCTCATTGCATCACGCCAAGTTTGAAACTTTTGTTCATCGCTCGCATTGGGATCTGTGAGTACAGATCGCATTGGTGTAGCACGTGGCCCTTCTTCTTCACGACTTGGATCGTTAGTTTCTTGACGGCTAATAACATTTAAAGTGTTAAATGAATACGGGATTTTCCCTGCTTTATCAGGAGTTCCATTATAATGTTTAACATAGCTTAATGCTTTAACTTGGTCTGCACCAACAACAACAGTTACATCTGTATATCCGTGATGATCTAGTTGTGACAATACACGAGTTAAATCGGGCATTTCGTCAGTAGCAGTATGAAAAATATGTCCATGCTTTGGAAATACTTTTTTATAAATCTGCATTTTTTCTTCTGGTGTAATTGGATCGTCTTTACCTACTGTACGACTAACAACAAAATACGGATCTGCATCGGATTCGTTTGCTTGTGTAATAACACTGCTAGCCAAATACATGTGACCTTTGTGACCCATACCACGTCCCCAACCTACTACCGCAGCCTTGCCCTGCCCTGTGCGATTTAAATTTTCAATAAGTTGCAGTAATCTCATGCTTCTTTCCTTGGTGCCCAGTTTGCCTGATCGATTGTTTTAACAAATTGTCCTGGCAAATCATTTTTAAATGGTGTACCAGGATGTGCCTGAACATATCCTTCTGGTTTTGTTTGTCTAATGCCGCCATGTGTTCCACGGCTAAGTTGTTGTATTAGTTTCATCTTTTCATTAGTTATTAACTCTACAGCGGTCAATATACTATTTAACCCCGGATGACTTAATACTTTTTGTGCTTGACCTGCACTAACATTATTCTTAACCCATTCAGCAAAATTAGATTTAACACCTGCTACTCGTAAATTTTGATTGAAGAATTTATACAACACATCTCCGGGTTTGCTCAAACCGGGTTGTCCTGCGATAAAACTATCGATATTAGCGGCATTTTGTTCTATATAACCTTGTACATGGTCTAATCCACGCTCGTCAATGCCTGGCGCTTCTTGTACATAAGTTGTACCTTGTACAATAACATCAGGAGTGCTTAATTGTTCTGCATCTGGATAACGTTGCTCTTCACCACCGATGCGGTCATACCAACCTGTAGCGGCTACCATTACTTTAGCGCCTTTAATACGTTGTCCTAGTTCGCTTTTTGCTGGAATGTGGAAACTGGTAATGTTAGGAGTAAAATCGTAATCTCCGGTTTGTTTATTAAGTTTAGGTGGTTGCAATGGGCTAAACAATATACCGCCTTCAATAAATCCGCTCTCAGGACTAATCTTTTCAAAGTAAGGCCATAAGCTACCCATGCTTTTTGCAAATGCCATTCTTTTCTTATCTCCAGCAACTGGGTTACCTGTATTAAGAATAAAATTTTCAATATCGTCGGCGCTATTCATCATAGTAGGAACACCGCTTTTTGTTTGCTGTGCTCCACGCTTTAAATATTCCCAAGCATTTTTAGGAATTAAGTGAAATACACCTTGCTCATCACGACCCCAATATACAACTGGGCTACCGTCCCACTTTAGTTCAATGCCGCCGCCTTCAGAACCCATGTGACGTAAACGCTCGACAGCATGTAAGCCGCCGTTACTCCCATTTGTAAAAACTAAATCTTCGATGTGCTGGTACTTGCGACCAACTGCTGGAGCTGCCGCTTCATTGACTTGTTGTGGACTAACTGCTAACCAACTTGCACCAGTACTTGCTTTTTGGAATATATCATTACGGCGAGCTTCGTCTGGTATAGCGGCTAGGATACTTTCTACGCTACCTAAGTCAGAACCTTTAGCATGTTTACCAAGTAAGTGATGTGCAATAACATCTAAGTCATCGCTAATAAAATTTGATTTCTTGCCTAGTTCGTCTCTTGCATAAAGACCTTCGTCTGGACTCCAAAGCATACCCTGACTACTTGCTAGTGCGTTCATCATCATTTGTTTGTGGACACCTTTATAAGGACTGCCAGCAGGTATACTATGATGATGGAATTTATGTACCTTCTCTGCATTACCTACTGCTTTAATATCTACTTGATAAAACTTGCCCTTGTACGGTAATAATATATGTACAGTCACTCCAGTTTTTTTAGTTTGTAATCCTTTGGATTGCAAGTATTTTTCTAATTCAGCTCTTGTAGTTTTACCGTCTTTAGTGCCAAACTGTTGCATTAGTTGGTTAAGGTCGACCATTACATCCAAGTCTCCACTCATTTTACCAGGAGTAGGAGTTGCGGCACTGCCGATTAAATGTACACCAGTTTGTACACCTTTTAGATATTTGTTAGTTTCGTGTGCTAGATGACTTGCAATAGCCTGATCAAAGTGTTCTGATTCTGGCCATATATTGCCGCCTTCCATTAGTGGAGGTTTGACATTGTAGAATAATTCGCGTAGTAGCATTATTATTCCTTATACTTTCCGTCACTGATATGTTTTAGAACTTCTTCGTGTATCTTACTGCATACTTGTTCACACATCTTGCTATCGATCTCATCCGGTAATTCACGGATTGGATATTTACGGGTATATAGTTTGTAGCTTTCTTTGACAGCTGGCTCAAATACTGTTGTGTTGGGTTTGCTTTTCCCAGACATTTTATCCAAGCAGTTTGCGATAGCCGGATAAGTGTGACGGCGATATACATCGTCATCTTGGTTCATGAAATGGATTAGATCTTCAACTAAATCAAAGTTAATTGAACGCTTGCCGTTTTCTTTGGTGACAAAATCCAAATCATCAAACTTTTTACCTTCTAATAATTCCTGTATACGCATTTTTAAGCCCGTTTTAGTAAATCAGCAGAGAACTCTGCGGTTAGAGTATTTATCGCTTTTACAATCAACTAGCCTTGCTTAATTATGCGTTCTACCTTAGATATACTGCCGCCCAAGTGCATCTTAGTCATCAATAAGTTGTTATCGCCGGTGATATAAAAATGAGTACCGCCCCAACTACGCGGTTTGCCAAGTTCTTTTTTGCAACTCTTTGTTAATTTTAACTTCTTATTTGCTTCAGCCCAGTCGATAAATGCGTGATGTTCTTGTGTTGTTTTTCCTAAAGTAACACGATATTCAAAATTTATCTTGGGCATTATTACTGTATTGCTATCTAATGTAATATTAGCTGGCGGTATACATATATATTTTACCCTGTTAGTATCTGTATTTGCTATTTTATCTATTTTTTTCTTATCATTTGCATAGATACTAATCCACGGACTTTCTACTCTAACATCAAAGTCAGTCATGCTAGCTAACTGATGATGCAGTTTGAAAGCATAATCTAAATCTTCTTGAGTTTTAATATAGGTAGTTCGCCATTTAGTATCTGTTTTTCCCAGATTAACTTGTTTCAATTGTTCTAGGGCGTCGTCTAATCCGGTACGAAACAGATGAGCGCCAGGGCATACCAATACTATTTTGTATTGGTATTTTCCCCTAAACAACTGTGTAGTAGTTTTAAATTGAATCAATTGGACTATCCACAATATTTTCTGTTGTGTCAACTGTTAGCAATGGAACTTTAACTTCTTTAGGCGTAGCAACAATCATTAGTTGATCTCCGTCGACTGTAATGCTTGCACCGCCACCGTTCTTTAATGCTCCAAACAACATCATCTTAGCAAGATTGCGTTTGATTTCTTTGTCAATAACACGTTGTAGTGGCCGAGCACCCATCTTAGGATCAAATCCCTTAGCAATTAGCCATTCAATAGCTTCTTTGTTAATTTTAATCTTAACACCTTTATCTTTAACCTGTGCTTTAAGTTCATCAATAAACTTGTTAACAACTTTAACCATAGACTCTTTGCCTAATTTGTTAAATGTCATAATGCCGTCTAAACGATTACGGAACTCCGGCGTAAAGAACTTTTTCAAATCTTTGTCACTATAGTCTTTTTCTTGTGTACCAAAGCCAATAACATTCTTCTCAGCATCTTGGGCGCCAGCGTTAGTAGTAAGAATGAGAATTAAATTGCGACAATCTGCTTGTTTTCCGTTTGATCCGGTGACAAATCCGTTATCCATCATTTGTAACAACACAGTTGTTACATCGGGGTGTGATTTTTCCACTTCGTCAAATAATAGAACGGCATTTGGGTTTTCTTGAACTTGTGTAATCAACAAACCTGCGTTCTCTTCAAATCCAACATAGCCTGGAGGACTACCGATTAACTTAGAGATGCTATGCTTCTCTTGGTATTCTGACATGTCGAAGCGTAGTAGCTTGACACCCAAGTGCTTACTCAGCGCCTTGGCTGTTTCGGTCTTACCGCAACCAGTTGGCCCCATGAATACAAATGATCCAATGGGCTTGTTCTCGGATTTCAGCCCGGCCTGTGCAACCATAATCTTATCAACAACTTCAGTTAATGCAAGGTCTTGACCATACACTTCTTTTTGCAAGTTATCTTGTAGAGAAGCAAGATTGCTAGATTCAGTTTCCATGATCTTTTCTTCAGGCATTTGGACCATCTTAGCAAGTTCAAACTGGATCTCGCGTTCGCCGATGATACGTTCGTCTGATAGTTTTAAATTAAAACGCGAACATGCCAAGTCAATAAGGTCAATTGCCTTATCGGGCAACTTCTTATCTGTTTGATACTTAACTGATAACTTAATAGCCGAGTCAATAGCATCGTCACGGATTTTAACATTGTGAAATCCTTCGTAGTATTTTTTAATACCCTTGAGGATTTGCTTAGTAACTTCAATAGTTGGTTCGTCAATAGTAATGCGTTGGAAACGGCGCATGAGCGCACGATCCTTTTCAAAGTGCTTGCGATATTCTTCCCAGGTAGTACTGGCCACAACTTTAATGTTGCCTTTGCTTAGAGCCGGTTTCATCATGTTAGCGAGATCGTTAGCAGAGTTGCTAGCAGATCCTGCGCCAGAGATCATATGTGCCTCGTCGATGAACAGCACAGTCTTACCTTTCTTTGCAAGACCTTTTAGAACCATTTTGAATCGTTCTTCGAAGTCACCGCGGTATTTAGAACCAGCCAGCATTGCTGAGATATCTAAACTATAAACTTTATATTCTTTTAAGAAGTCTGGAACTGCACCTTTAACAATGTTGTAAGCAAGACCTTCTGCAATAGCAGTTTTACCAACACCTGGATCGCCAACCAAGATCACGTTATTTTTACTACGTCGACCCAGACTTAATGCAATATTTTCTAATTCGTCAATACGACCAATAACTGGATCAATTTTATTTTTAATAACTTGATCATTCAAGTTTGTAGTAAATGCCGCCAGGGCTTTGTCAGCTTGATTATGACTTGGTCCTTCTTCTTCCTCACCAACTTCAGAAACATTATTTAAGTAGTCGTTAAATTTGTCTTTATCGATTTCCATTTTCTGGACAAAATAATGCACCCAACTACGTTTTTCACCCATCATAGCAAGGAACACATCAGTAGGTTCAATCCGTTGACGTCCATTGAATAACACTTGTGTAAATGCACGATTAAGCACACGCTCAACACTTTGTGTCTTTTTAGGTTTTACAACAACATCTTCTACTTTAATTTCGTCACACTTGTGCTGGAGATAGTCTGCTAATTCTTGTTTAAGGGCATCGGCATCTTTTCCGAATCCATTAATACTATTGCTAAAACTTTCTTCCAAAAGCATAGCAAATAGCAAATGCTCTATGGTTAGATATTCGTGATGTAGTTTTTTGGCAGTATCAATTGCTTTTTCAAACACTGCTTGTAGATTATCACTAGGTTCAACCATTATTTCTTCCTCTTTTTAAGTAATTTCTTTTTAGCCAATGCCAATTTTAGTGGACTAATATGTTCAATAAAACATACGCCGTCTAAATGGTCCAGTTCATGTTGGAAACATCTCGAATCTATTCCAGTTAGTTCTATTATACGCTTATTACCTTGTCTGTCAACATAAGCGGCTGTAATATTTTTATGACGCGGTATTTTTAAAAATAACTCAGGAAAACTTAAACATCCTTCATCTTCGTGTACCATATCGTTGTCTCCGTACAATATATATGGATTAAACATACAAAATGGTACTTGGTCTTTAAGATGTATTGCAAAAACTCGTTTAAGAAGACCGACCTGATTGGCAGCTAGCCCAATGCCGCCGCTTTCAACCATAAGCTGAACCATGCTAACTTCTAGTTCTTCTGCACCAGTATCTTTTTCAAAATTCCAGTGTAATGCTTGTAATTTTAATATTGGATCAGGATGTTTGATTAATTGCATCGTTAAGTCGTTTAAGTTCTTCTATTAGAATTGGATTTGTAACTAATGGAGTTCTGATATTAACTACACTAACAAATCTTCCTTTTACCCCAGTATTTACATTTGGAAAGCCATTTCCGTGACTGGCAAATTCAACTCCGGATTCGACTCCAGCTCTTACTTCCAAATCAATAGTCGAGCCTGTGATGGTCTTAATAGTCTTTCTGCATCCTATCATTGCTTCGATTGGTGTAATGTTTATGGTAGTGTATAAATCATCGCCACTGCGACTAAATTTTGCATCGGGCATTACTACAATAGTGACATTTAGATTTCCTCTAGGAACTTGTCGATTACTATCATCACCTAGTCCTGTATATCTAATAGTGTCGCCGTGCGTAATTCCAGGAGGCACATTGATTACAACATTTTGATTACGGCCGCTAGGTAGCGTATAGTTTGCTTCTAATTGTTTTCCTAGATACGAATCGAGTAATGTTATTTGACATTGTATATTAAGGTCTTTGTTTCTCCTTAAATTAGGATGCTTACCAAAAAATTCACCAAACGGGTGCTGTCCTCCAAACATTCCTCCAAACGGATCAAACCCTGGCCCTGCATTGAAGTTAAATCCGCCTCCAGGCATGCCACCGTATTTACGTTGTTGATCGTATTCGGCTTTCTTTTGCGGGTCGCTCAAGTTTTCGTAAGCAACACTGATATCTTTGAATCGGGCTTGATCCCCACCTTTATCTGGGTGGTGTTTATTAGCCAAGCTTCGGTATGCTTTTTTAATTTCATCTGGGCTAGCACCTTCGCTAACACCTAGTGTTTGGTAATAATCAGTCATAGTCGTAAAAAAGGCTCCATTAATAGTATTAATTATACTATTTTAAATGGAGCCTGTCAAGAGTTTGGTTTACTTTTTCTTGCCGTCTGGGACTTTATCGCCTTCGACTTTTTTGTGAACTGTTATAGTTTTGCAAGTTTGTTTTGGTTTGCCTGTTTTTGTATCGTTGACAACTTTGCCATCTTTGCCTTTAACATCTGTGCAAACTTCTTTCTTTTCACCACCAGCATAAGCTGTGCCAACTAATGCTAAACTGGTCAATAGTGCTACTAATAATTTCATATTATGCTCCTTTCTTAGCTAACATAGCTTGAACTTTTTCTTGAATAATCTTTGCCCAAAACGGCTGAGGAAAATTCCATCCTACAAATGCTCCTAATGCTACCCAAAATAGTGTATCTAACATATCTTATTCCTTTTAAATTGCTGGTTGTGGCTCGTCTGGTACAAGTTTCTTACCGCTAGCTGTTGTTGCTATTGGTGTTGTACCCCAGCTTGCTGGTGGTGTAAAACTTGTGCTTGCCGCTGGCGTTGCAGGTACGCTTCCAAACCCGCCTCCGCCAAAGCTACTTGCTGTGTTCCCGCCAAGTGGTGCTGAACCGAAACCACTGCTGGGAGCGCCGAAGCCTCCTGCCTGAGGTGCGCTAGGTGCTGTAAACCCGCTTGATGGTAATTGTGCTCCGCCATTGTTTGCTCCGTTTAATTTTTCTTGTGTACGACCAAATGCCGCAATACCTAGAACAGCACCCATTGCGATATGGAATAGTCCAGCACCCTGTAAGGTCAATGGATTCCATTGTGTAATTTGTGTATGGGTAAATGTCTGCAACAGACTCCACAGAATTGGGAATACAATCATGTCCATAGTACATACTAACATGTACATCCAACCCATCATTGGACGCCACTTGGAGTTCATCCAATCTTCTTTTTTTGTTTCGCTCGCACTTTTAACTTCGTCTGCCATATCTCGCTCCTTTGGCTTAATAGTAGTATTTATTTGATATTATCAAATATTTTCTTTTGACTCTTGTACCACTCGATCCAGTTATCTACAGTATCTTTACAAGTATAGTATTGCCCGTAGTTGTCTACAATAACAGGTAATACTTCGCTCAACTTGGTTGTTTCTGGTGCTAATTTCAAATCCGGACAAGTTTCCATCATGTCTTTAGGAACATCCGGAAATTTTACAGCTACAGGTACTGAAGAACATCCTGTAATTACTAATACTGCTACTATGATAAGATGTTTCATTTTTTCACCTCTTCGATAATAACAGTTCCTTTTTTAACAGAATTCTTAGCGGCATCGTTTAAGATGTTGATTACCTCAGGAGCAACTTTACATTCTGCATCGATAATCTGTGTTTCTTTAACAATGCGTTCTTTAACAGTGGTAATGTATTCTGTACGAACTTTGGCTTTTTTCTTACGCTCAGTTTCTAACTTAGTATTAACTTCTTGACTTTCAGCTTCTGCTTTAGCCACTTTAGCTTGAGCCTCTTCTACTTTAGATCGCCATGCCATTTCAACATCATACCCGCCACGCAACCATACACCCAATACAAGTAGTACAATACCAATGGGTTTTAGATATTCAACATAACGCCCGTACACAGGAATAAACTTACCAAACCATCCTGCAAAAACGCCAGTAACACCTAGCGCAATAATTAACCAGTAAACCCAGTTAAGTATTGCGTCCGGTACTAGACTAAAGATCCACTGAATCTGATCCACTGTTTATCCTTGGAGAACGTGTAAAGCATGAGTGTAATGCTTGATACGATCTTCTAAGCCTAGTGTGCCACCGTTAATTCGTTTGGTTAATGTTAACATGTCGCCGGCATCCGCCCATTTGTTAAGGCTATTAGCTTCCCAAAACCATGCGGCACTTTGTACGCAACCTTCAAAAGTTGCTAAATGTTCACTTGCTTCGTCTAGGGTTTGTCCTGTGCTTTCGGCGTAGCGTGAGTAATTATCCTTGCCAGTCAACTGAATAAGTCCACGACCACAAAATTTCCAACCATCGCCTGACTCTTCCGGACCGTTGCCCATGCGACTGCTGTATGCACGATTGGCAATCTTTTCAGGTTGCTGTGCATATTGACGTGCAATATCTATATTAGGAAATAGCCTTGGCCAAACTTTACAAAGACTTTCTGCCTTGTAGTTTAAATTTTCTTTAATAGCACGATAACCGCCTGACTCGTGTGCAGTTTGTGCTAAGAAAGCCGCAACACGTGGTACTGTATTAATGTCATAGTCTGGAAGGATTTCGCATAATGCTTCAAACCAGTGATCCGCGTAAGGATTCTTTCCAATAATTGTTTCAAACTTCTCTTGTGTAAAATCAAATTCAAATCCGCTCATTGTTATTTCCTCTTTAGTGCAACGGCCCAGCCGCTGTTTTCAAATATAAATGTATCTTTAATTTTGGTAATATTGTAATTACCAATAACTTTGGTTAAAAACATTACCTCAGCCATATCTTTACCTTCTAATACGATAGGACCTTTAATTGATTCATATACTTCTTGTTTAGGACCGCTTGTTAAAATATTAAAACTTACAGGACCGCTATAAACTCTTTTAAATGTAATGCTTTCATCAAGCAATTGTATTTCGTCTACGTAGCTATTACTAAAGAAGTTAGTAAAATTTTCTAAAACATTACGTTCGGTAGCAACATTATACGTCTCTTTATCTGTAGGAACAGCAGTTTTTAAATTTTCTAATGTAGCATCTTGACTTTTAAAACTTTTAAAATATCTAAAACGCATGTCACTTAGGTCAGTTAATTTTTCAACGCCTTCAATTAATTCAAAAATTTGATCAGCGGCATGACGTGTGCGCTCTAATTCAACATATACTTTGTATGTTCCATCGTCAGTTTCACCAGGACTAACATCTGCATCAAGTATAAAACTATACCCCATTTCAAAGAAATTTTCAAGATCTTTAGCAGCCTCTTCTTGATCTACAGTAAAACTTAAAACAACGACATCTTCGTCCTTGCCTATTTTGCTTTTATAACTATCAATTTCAAAAACTTTTTTGACTAAGTCTCTAAGATCTCCAGCACGTAAACTTTCATTTAAATTCATGCTGGTGCTCCGCCTGGAGGAGCTGCCGGAGCACTACCTGCCGGGGGAGCTGCCGGAGCCTGTGGCGCCGCACCACCTGGAATAGGAGTGCCTTGAGTTGGTGCACCTTCTTCTTGCTTATCTTCGTTTTTCATCTTATCCATGTAGCCTTTGTAAATATCAAACGCTATTTTCTTTGGCATTGTAATTTCAACAATCCAAATAGGGTTACGATCAAGATGCCCTTTTTTAGTTCCTGGACGAATGTCTTCTTGTGTACGTATTTTGCGTGGTTCTAGCAGGTGGCTTTTTTGATATGTAACTTTACACCCTAATTCTGTTAGTCGCTTGCCTGCTATAGGATTAGGCATCTTATCCTTTGGCCACATAAATCCAGCAGTGATCCAATGACGATCTACTTTAGGACCGTAGGCTAACTCGCCATTTTCCCAGTTTTCGTAGGCATACATATCCATCTCGTCTAAAACACGCTCAAAGTCCTTTAAAACAGCAAGGCTTGAGTTATTTTCGTACAGATCTTGTATGTTTCTTATAACATCTAAAATATCGTGCATATTGGCTTCCAGATTATTCTATACTTATTTAGCTGGTTTAAAATCATAACGTATTAGTTTATTATTCTTAGTATCGAGTAAATAATAGTGTAGGACCTCTGTAGTTATCAAGGGCGGTCACTACAAGTCCTACTTTTACAAGAGTAGGAGCAACTAGATGAGTAAACAACGAGTGAAAAAGCGTTTTACATCAGAAGTTAACATAATTGATTTCCAGCCATATCTTCCGGCAAAAAAGCAACGTGTGAACATACAAGCACGTAATGCCAATCAGAAACTTTATCTCAGCAAATTATACGAAGAAGCCACTAGCATAGTGTTAGCTATCGGTCCTGCCGGCACGGGTAAAACCATGTTAGCCGTACAGTTTGGTATTAAATTGTTTCAGGAAGGGAAAGTTGACAGAATCGTTGTGACAAGACCCGCCGTGTCCGTAGATGAAGATTTGGGATTTTTGCCAGGAGACTTGAATGAAAAAATGGCTCCATGGACCAGACCCATATTTGATGTCTTGGGCGAATATTATCAAAAGAAAGAAATAGCAAGTATGCTGGAAGAAGGTACCATCGAAATAAGCCCACTGGCTTATATGCGTGGTCGCACATTTAAAAATGCATACATTGTTGCAGATGAAATGCAAAACGCCACAGTTAATCAAATGAAAATGCTACTGACCCGACTAGGAGAAGGGTCTAAAATGGTGGTGACAGGCGATCTAGCACAGGCAGACCGATTGAGCGATAATGGTCTGATTGATTTTTGCAATCTACTCGAACAAAAGGAATATTTGGAGCATATCGATATTATTCGATTTGACAACAAAGACATCGAACGCCATAATGCCGTGAAGGAGGTGTTAGCGGTTTATGGAGAATAAAGGGATGTAAAAAAGGGCCTTATTGGCCCTTTTTCACCTGCTTAACTTCTATCCCTGATTTTTCAAGAAATGTGACACCACTAGTATCCCTATAAGAGTTCCTATATAGAACATGGCCAATACCACTTTGGAAGATAAGTTTGGCACAGTCCAAACATGGAGCATGGGTAATAAACATAGTAGCACCCATACCAGATTCGTTAGATTTAGCCAGCTTGGCAATCGCATTTGTTTCAGCATGTAATACCTCCGGTTTGGATTTTAATATGGTAATTGGTTCGTCATCGCCGTTGTCTTCGTAGATTTCAAGTTCGCAATCGTTATCCCAACCTGCGGGCATACCGTTATAGCCAATAGAGATAATTCTATCATCTTTAACTACAATAGCACCTACATGAAGCCTACGTGCTGAACTTAATTCAGCAAATCGTTCAGCCACATCCATGTAGGCATTTACAAACTTTTCTTTCATTCTTCTAGCAAGTCTAATTTATTAGGCTTGTCCTTCCAAAGCTCTGCATCAGGCAATGCAGGTTTCATTTTTGAAATAACAGGCCATTTTTTACTTAAACGAGTGTTAATATCTAACCACAGTTTTATATCTGTATTTTTATCATTATCTGCAACAATAGCATTTACCGGGCATTCGATAACACATACACCGCAGTCAATACATTCGTCAGGATCTATAGATAAAAAATTAGGGCCTTCATGAAAACAGTCAACTGGACAAACTTCAACGCAATCGGTATGCTTACATTTGATACAATTTTCTGTAACTAGGTATGTCATTGTAAATGACTCAGTCTAATTAGTGTAGCCGCTAGGTTAATTTCAGGATCACTTACTAATGTGTGATCCACTAGGCCTTGTTTAATAATAAGTATGGCTTTGTCCTGTGTTGCATCTTCACCAAAAATTGCAACATTATCGTACAGCCAGCGATAAATTTCTTCAATCTCTTCTGGTCGAACTTGTCCGCAGACTAACTTACGTGCTTCTGTAATCTTGCCCGCTTTAAACAAACTAACCATTTCTAGTTTGTAATCTGCTTGCCCGCTGTCTCCCTTTTCAGGAGTATGTAGTTTTCCGTCCATACTATTCATCTGAACGGTATTAATGCACTTACGCAAATCTGGATAAGTTGCTTTGACAAAAGTATCAAGTGTGTCCAGGTCAAACTCTACATTTTCTTCCATAAGGATGGTAGCTATGCGAGCAGTAAATTCAGTAACATCTACACGCTCGATATGAAATCCTTGACAACGACTATGTAGGGCCGGAATAATTTTATTAGGATAGTTACAAGTAAGAATAAAGCGAGCGGTTGTATGATACTCCTCCATAACACCGCGAAGTGCCGCTTGAGCGTTAGGCGACAAATAATCTGCTTCATCTAGCAGTACCACCTTAAAGTCTCCAAACGGAATCATTTGGACAAAGTTAATAATTTTATCGCGTACATCGTCTACTGAGTTTGTACGACTTGCATTAATCTCTAGTACATCTAAATCGTTAACATCCAGTTCATTAAACAATATTTTAGCTAGAGTTGTTTTGCCAATACCAGCCGCTCCACTAAACAACAGATGTGGAATCGATTTCTGCTGAATCCAGCTTTGAATTTGTTCTCTCTGATGGCTATCTCTAAATACGTAACCGTCAATAGTCTTAGGCCGATACTTTTCTACCCACAATTCTTTCATCGTAGTTCCTTATGATATATTTGTTTATTATACAGGTGGAAACAGGACTAGTCAATAGTCCTGTTGTTCTTTATTGCTCGAAGCTAGGTCTTGAAAACGTAGTAGGATCAAAAGTTTGATGTGTTACTTTAGAATGAGCACCAAAAATATCGTCAGCTGGTTTCTCTTCGGTGACCATTAAAATAGCATTAATGTCTGCACGTCTAATTATAATATCAGTGCCATCTTCTAGTTCAACTGTTACTCCACGAGTCCATCGCCCGTGTTCTAGCAAAATCCATTCACCCACTTTGACATCTTTTTGTTCAGGCCCGACTGCCCAAACACGAGCCCATCTATGTCTAACACCTTCACTTTTGCCGTCATCACTAGGAAGTACAATGCCACCTTTAGTTACACGGGCATCAAAGTTCATATCAGTGACTAAAACATTGTCACGTATTGGTATGAGTTTGCCTGTTACTTTCATTCGTTGCCTTCAGGATCCATGTCTACTATATTTTTAACAGTTTTTACAGGTGTAATTTTAGATTTTTCTGCAACTGGTTTTCCCACAACTGGAGCTTCACGAACACTAATTTGCTCAGGGATTACTACAGTATCGGTTAAAGTTTGAATGTCTTCCCTACGTTGAATAATCTGTCCGTTTGGACCTAATTTATCACCTCGTGCATTAACTTTAGCATTGCCTACTGCAATAGTTAATTCATTTTGATTAACAAGTTTATTCATATCAAGCTCTCGCCCTCTTGCGGTGCGATATACTGATCTTTGTTGTTCTTTCATTGCCATATAAATCTCCTCGATTATACTATTACTTATCTCAGGAATTCCTGCCAGTCTAAATTATATTTGACTGAATCTATTTGGTGTACGCCCAGTAAGTAGAGTACAAAACTAGCCACGCTACTTCCTCGTCCTACTCCCCAAACAATACCGTTTTCATTGCACGTATCTACAAAATGTTTGGTCCATTGTAGTAATGGAATCATACCGCGATCTTTGTATGCATCTATTTCAGCAGTTACACGGGAAATTTGTTCAGGAGTTGTACATCTACCTAAACACCATTTTTCAACATCAAAGTCCCTGTATGCTGAGGGCATAAACCAATCGCTTTGTAGTGCTTGGTCAAAATCTGCAACACTAATTTGATCCAATTGATCGTTAAATCGTTGAAATGTAAATCCGGCAGTTTGTTCTAATTGCCCAATGTCGTCTGTGTAATCAACAGTTAAATCTTTGAGGTTAGTTAACTTGCCCCGATAAAGGGCTTGAAATATATCTAATGAATTAAAAATAGGATTACCGAATTGATCTAGGCGCATAGCCTATATTTTAACTGACGTTGATCAGCTTGTCAAGTTTTTTATCTCTCGAATCCATCATTTGTTTAAGAGCACGTTGACGTCGTTTGCTCATTTCTTCATTGTATGTTCCCAATAACATAGCAATTTGACTTTTAACTTCGGTGTTATGAGTCATAAAATATTTTTTAGTTAAATCGCCAATTTTACTCTCAAGTTCACTATCTTTGAATTCGTCGAGAGTTCCTGATAATGGATGCATTAGTTAACCTATTAGTCGTTTGAGTATTCAGCAAGTTTATTGATGAACACGTTAGTACCGTCATCGTAAGTAAACGCTTCGATTAACTGATAGTTGTTATTTGAAGTTACGGTAATAGGAGTTGAAAAAGTAGTAGCCTTCCAGACAATACCTGAGTTTTCGCTAGTAAAATTAACAGTAAACGATCCTTGTTGATTTCCAATGATCATCAAACGCACAGTAGAATGTTGACCAGAACTTGGCCAGTTAATAAAATTAAGAATACTATTTCCAGAAATAGTAATACGCTGAATTGGGCCGTTGTTAAGGTTTACATTTTGTGTTCCGCTGATTGTTCCAGCATTATAATAAACACCATTAAACTGTTTATACAATCCGTTACTGATAGTGCTACCCAGTAAATCGTTAACTACTGGTGTTCCGTTTGCACTGGTAAGATCGGCAGCTTTTAATGTACGTTCTTGTAATCTACTAATTTCAGTTGAGGCAACAGACAATCCAAGGCGCATTGCCGCAAAGTTATCTCGAAAACCCTGACTATCGTTATCTTTTCCTGCTACTGGAAAAGTATCTATAATTGCTTGTGAATCAATTGCGCTGGTCATATTGTTATCCTATCGTTTCTAAATATAAGGTATTTATCACTATCTTGACCGGTAACAGAATCTATTATGTATCTATCTACTGTATAATCGATGTTTTTGAAGTCAAACTCGCTAAATTTTATGTTTAACAGTATCTTATCTGCGGTTCCTACATGGCAATAGCACAACGGGATTGCTAATACATAATCGATTTCTTCTTTTTCTCCAGCAGGAATACTGCGCATCCATAAAGGTAAGTAGTTTCTTTCTCTGGCTCCTACTTGTTTAAGACGATTTCTCCAGTTTGTGATACTATTTGGGTAGTAGTTATTTGATTTAGGATCGCTAATTTCGTAACCTGTGCTATCTACAGTAATTGGATCGTTATTACCAATGTTAATATGAGAATCAATTGTTAAATTTGATAATGATCTTGGATTATTATCAACCGTGATATTATTGTTTTCTTTTGAACTAATTAATTTTAATGGTAAGTGTTTTCCGTTTGGTTCTAACGGGTCTAACATTTGTACATAAACTATTTCGTAAATTTCATCACCACTTTCTCTATCGATAGCAGTTGCTTTTTTAACGCTACCAAATTGAAAACGTTTTCTTTTATGGTTCAAACCTATTGCACCAACATACGCACCTGCAAGTTTAGTTTCAATACCAGCATATACTAACATTTTTAAAGTAGACTGTAATCCAAATGTTGGATCGTTTGGTCTATATATACTGCTTGGAGTAAAAATATTAGTATCGTTAATGAAATTTTTCCACGCAGTTCGTTGCGTATTATTTAAAAATGGTTTAGTAGTTATATTACTATAATTAAATTCGTTAGGTGTAGTAAGTGTTATTTCAAACTCTTTAACTATTGCACTATAACCGTATTGATCACTAGCTTTAACAACAAATTTATATGTCCTGTCTACAGTTGTTGTATTTTCATCAAATGTAGTATTACCACCGTCGAATATAATTAATCCTAATGTATTTGATGCAGGTTTAAAAAATTGATTTGGAATTCCAATGATTTCACCATCTGGATTTAATATTAATCCATTAGGCAATGATCCACCGACTAATTGATATATTATTGTAGCATTTGGTATATTGCTCGATGCACTAACAGCTAATGTACATGTATAGTTAGCAGGAATGTAACCTAAATTTGTAGAACTGTTCCATAGTATCTCACTATTAATATCGCCGATAATGGCCAAGTTAAATGTTCTACTAGTTGAGACTAGGTCGGTTTTTTCTCCTAATCGTGTAGCAGTTATTGTAAATCGATAAGACTGAGTAACACTAGGTTGATACGGAACAACTCCTACAGCGTTTCCAGTTTGCACATCAAATCTCATACCTGGCGGTAGTTTGGTCAATGTTCCTATGTAGAATTCTGTAGAATTAGGAATAGATATTAACAAACTGCTTGAAAGTTGTAAGCGATATCTTCCATTACCTAAATTAGTTACTTGACTGATTTGATATAACTCTTCAGTCGCTCCTTCTAGATAATATTCAAAGCTAAAATATTGACCAACAATTGGAGTACCTGTTATTTTTGCAATAGTTACAGTATTACTTCCAATAACGTTATCAGATTGTGTTACTTGTATAGTAGTTGCGTATACTTCTTGGTTAGTAGTTTCTAACCTAAAAATTACTAGTTTAGTGTCGTATAATACTAAAGGAAGTGTTATATAATTATTAGCCCTGAATGTTCCTAAATTAGGATTAGTGATCCAAAATGGTTGTCTTATATAAGTTGCATCGGCTGTAAATTGTCCTGCAAGTCCATTACGCTCTGTCGAGTCTGCCCTAAATGCATCGTTACCTACTACAAATATTCTAAAAATTCGTTGGGTAGTATTGATACCGTCGCTTATAGTTACTCTAAATTGATAGTTAGCATTTAAAGTAATAATATTTTGCGTTGGTAAATTAAAATCAAAATCTACAAGGTCGTACTGATAATCATCAAATCCGTTAGTTGGTAAGATTCCAAAATCGTAAGCAACATGATCAAAAATACTTTTATCATAATTACCAGTACCGTCTTCTGGTCTAATGCTTATTAAAGGTTCAACAAACCCTTCAATTAATCCAGACTCGCTTAATGTTAATCCGGGCGGTAACTGTCCGTCGTTACTGGCAATAAAGAATTTTAAACTCTCGGCAGACGGATTTAAATCAACTGCTTCTAATTGATAATTTACATAAGTTGAATCTAATACATAAAATTGATGATGAATCCCGGCAGCTAAGTCACCGTTTGGCGTAATAAATGTAGGAAGATTTCTTTCAATTAGATTTAAATAAAATGTTCTATCGCTAATTTGTGTACCTTGGGTGGCCCTAATACAAAAACTATAATTTAATTTATTTTTTTTAACAAACGGAGATCCAACAAGTTTTTTGTCTTGTAAAAATACCCCACTTGGCAAACTTCCTGAAATTAACTTAAACGTAGTATTATTAACATTTTGATTAACCGGTAGCGGCAAGTCAATTGAAACTTCCCCATAGAAAGTTCCAAAACTATATCCGCTTGGTTGTGTCCACACATTTAAAGACATATATTAAACAAACTTTCCAAAATTAAGTTGATTATTAGGCTTTGGATCTCCAAAGGTCCACAAACCCATATCTAATGCGTATCCGCCCGATCCATACTTATCTGTGTCATTTCCTGTAGGATTGATGAATGTTCCAAGGTCCACACTGACAGCACCCGATTCTAAGATTAATTGTAGTGTGTTGTTTAATAATTTTAAATCGTAACCTTGTACAGTTGCTTGAATATCACCGTTGCCTGCAATATTAAATCCGTTTAAATTTAGTGTAGCACCTAGTTTAGGCAACGGATCGTTTAAAAGTTTAGTATTAGCATTTAAATCAATAGTGGTAGTTAGTTGATTAATGTTAACACTAGCGTTTGTGCTGGTTAGTGTTTTAAACTCTAAATTAACTGTGCCTGGATTCTTCTGTGCAAAAATACCCGCACCGCCGCCTAAATTAATGGCAGTATTAACTGATGCTTCGGCAAAAAGCAATCCAAAATTAATGTTTACTTTTTCAAAGGCTGTGCGTAAATCGTCACCTGTTCCGTCATTTGCATATGACCCTAAGTTAATTGTTTGTAGTGTTGGCATATTTACGCTCCGTTTAGTATATTTACCGTATTACCAAGTACCAGCACCGTGTGCAGTACGTTTCCAAATATTGGTTGATGTGTTTACATAATTTGCTGTGCAGTAGTAAATGTATGTGCTATCAAATGC